CACCGTTCTGTCCGGCACGTCCGGCGCCCTCTACTACAAACCCGCCGGCACCACCGGCACCTTCGGCGAATCCAATGTCAACATCAGTACTGATGTGATCACTGTTTCGCCCTTCCTGAACTTCAAGGTTGGCGACCCCGTAAAGTTCCGCGTAGTAAACAGTCAAACCGGCGAAGCAGGCAGTGGCACGCTGCCTGCGCCTATTTCAGCCGCCACCACCTACTACGTGCTGAGCTACACCGCTAACACCGGTGCACTCACCGTCTCCACCTCCGCTGGTGGCACCATCCTTGCCATCACCGACGACGGCACGGCTGCTGCCCCCAACGAATTTGAGGTGTACTACGCCGACTTCGCCGTTGTCGGTCAAGTCCGCGACTGGAGCTTCGAGATCAGCCGCGCTGAAATCGACGTCACCACCATCGGCCAAACCCCCGGTCAGTACGTCCCCTTCCGCAGCTACATCTCCGGCTTCGGCGATGGCACTGGTACCGCAACGGTCTACATGACCGACGAGGACGCCGCCCTCTCCAACCGCATGGTCGAGGACGTGCTGCAGCGCCAACAAAACGGCGCCGCCTTCAAGCTGTACACCGACCGCGTTTTCAGCGGCGGCACCCTGAGCGAAACCCTCAGCCGCTCGATCAGCTTCGACGCTGTGTTGACCTCCGCCAGCCTCAACATCAACCCCGACGACGCCCAATCGGTGACCGTCAACTTCCGCCCGGCTGGCACCCCCACCTTCGACTTCTCCAAGTCCTGATAACCTGCTGGAGCAGTTGGTTCAGCAACCCCGGCCTAACCGCCGGGGTTTTTCATGTCTAGTCCGCTACAGTAGTCCGAGAAAGCCCAAGGTTTTATGCCTGCCTCCATTCCGGTTCGCGCCATTGATCGCCTGCGCAAATCGACTGATCTGCAGCCCACTAAAAAGGAAGTTGTCCTATCTGACGGCAGCGTATTTGAAATGTGGTCTACACCGCTTGTGATGGCTGAGCGCGAACGCGCTCAGAAACAAGCCAAGTCCGACGATGCCAACGCCTTTGCGCTTCAACTGCTAATTGTCAAAGCGTTGGACGAAAACGGCGCCAAGCTGTTTAGCGCCGGCGAACTGGACGTCCTCAAAAACGAAGTCAAGGACAAGGATCTCCAAGCTCTGATGCTGGCAATCCTGACCGACGACGCCGAGCCCATCGACCCCAAGAACTAGCCAAGGAGCTTCGCCAGGACAACTGGCTTATGCTCCAGTTCGGCGTCGCCAAGGAACTGGGACTCAGCCTCGGCCAAGTCCGCAGCATGATGACCGCCGAAGAACTCCTTGGCTGGAGCGCCTACTTCCAAATCCTGAACGAAGACCAGCAAAAGGAAATCGAAAAGGCCAAACGCCGCCGCTAACCCGGCGGCTTTTTTACGCCGTAGACTGTTTTTACGCTAGTACGACAGGTCGGTGGCCGATTACAACGCCAATATCAAGGTAAACGCCGACACGCGCCAGGCAGAATCTCAGCTAAAAAAGCTGCAAAACTCTCTTGACAAATTAAGTGACATATCGACAAAAGTAAATTTACAAAGTGCACAACAACAATTTAATAAACTAGGCACTACTTTACGGGGTATTGGAGAACGGGGTGCCTTAGGAGCCATCACTTTAGGTGCAGGTAAAGCTGCAGCATCTATCGGCGGCCTCGGGGCGAAGTTTGGAATCCTTGGTGCTGCTGCTGCATCCACTGGAGCAACAATAAACGGAGCACTTGGTGGTGTCCCAGGTGTAATTACAGACATTCTTGCGCAGGCAGGACACCTACCCAATGCTTTTGGTCTTGCGGCGGTTGCCGCAATGGCTTTTGCACCGCAAATACTCAAAGCCAGCAGCGCAACGGTAGGTCTAGGCGCTGCAATAGACAAAGCGGTAGGTAAGCAGACAACAGAAAAAATTGCTGGTGTTGTCGACAGTATTGGGCGCTTAAACATTGAGCTAGAAGCTACCAAAGCAACTTTTGAATCCTTAATTGCTGGCAACACACTAAACCAACTTAACAGTCAACTAAAAGATGCTGTTAAAGAAAGCGGAGAATTTCACTCTTCAACAGAAGAAGCTGTAGTAGCTGCCCAACAACTTGTAGCAGTTCAGCGCGAACAACGTCGTGAACAAAAGGCGATTACGGATCTTATCCGCCAAGCACAAGGTCTTCAGCCACAAGATGTTCGAGATACCGAAGTATCCCGTCGAGTTGCGCTACTTAAATCACGAGAAATCCAGCAACGAAAAGACCTACAACTACAAAATCAAATCAATGCCGAACTTGCTGAGTACGAACGGTTAGCCGCTGAAGTAGCCAACCAGACCAAACAATGGGCAAATAATTTAGACCGCATTGCCCGCTCCAGTCGTGCAGGCGTACTAGGAAGTCAATCGCAAATTCAAGCTCGCCTTCAAGAATTCCGCGAGGGTCGCCGCAGTGCCGAAATTGCACGTCAACGAAGCACAGAACTCGTTGCGCGCGAGCGGCAGCTTGCTGGCGGTCAATACTCTCTGGCTCAAGTCCCTGCCCGTGGTGAGTTATTCCCAGGCGGCCGCACAGAAACAGCAGCAAACCAGTACCGCGCAATGCTTAACGAGCAAGCGCGTATTCAACAAGCTGCTGCCACAGCCCTACAACGCTCAGAAAAAACGCTTATCGGCCTTCAAGCCCAAACTTTACGTACAGAACGCGACATAACTGCCGCAAAACGGCAACAACAAACTATCGACGAACGCAGTATTCAACTAATCCGCGAACAAAACAAACTTTTAATGCAGCAGTACCGCGCCGAACAGCGCGTATCCGCTGGTGTCTTGGACCCTGCATCACTTCGCGCCGATCGAATGAGGCGCGTGGAACAAGGACGTACTCAACAGCAACGTCGGCGCGAAATGACTGAGAACGCCATCATCGGTGGCGCTTTTCCAATGCTGTTCGGCGGCGGACCCGGAGCAGTCATTGGCGGTGCAGCAGGTGGCTTTATTCCCGGCAACCCGATGCTTTCGGTTGCCACTAGCGCTCTTGGTGCCCTTCTGGATCAATTTGCTACGTCTGTCACGGAAATGGGCTCCAATCTCCGTGACCCCATCGCCAACTTCCAGAAACTTGCAGACGCTGGGTTAATCGCCAGCCGCAGCCAACAAGTATACATCCAGCGTTTAATTGAAGCAGGACGAGTAACCGAGGCAGCAACACTTATCCAAGAGGAAATTATCCAAAAAATAGGTGTTAAGGGCATAACAGATTTACAAAATGCTGGAGCAGCCTCCTCCAAGCTCACTAAAGCTTTAGCCGAACTATCTCTGCAAGCCCAAGCTGCTGTTGCCGGTCCTTTGGCTGCACTGCTTAGCTGGCTCTCCAGTGTAGTGGCTATTGGTAATCGCGTGACATCGCAAGCGGCGCAGCAAACAGATATTCTGGCTGGATTGTCCACGTCTGACCAAACGTCTTTACAGCGCGAAGAGCAACGCATACTCCAAGGAGCGAATCTATTTAACGAAGCTGAAAAACGTAGACAAGTAGAAGCTCTTTATCAAAGTTACGCATCGAGAGCAAATATACAAGCTCCCGGCATGTCTATTGACAAAACAGCCGAATCCCAGGCTAAAGCTGTTACGCAAGAGCTTGCTGCACAAGTCCAACTTGAATCACAAAAACTTACACTATCTGGAATGTCCTTGGAAAAGGACGGCATGGGCTTTGTAGCTGTAGCCAAACGCGTAGCACAACAAGAATACGAAAACAAACTTTTAGAAATTAAAAATTACTGGATTGGAAAAGCGTATGACGCAGAAAAGAATCAGTTAATGATTCGCCAAGCAAACCTACAGTTCTCTGCAAAAGTAAAAGAAATTGACATGCAAGCAGCACGCGCTGCTGAGCAAGCCGCCGAAGAACGCATCCGCGCTTACCAACAGACATTGCAACTTCAAAATCAGTTGGCGCAAACAGTTCTAGACGAGTACAGAATTTTGGAGCAAGGCGTAGACCTGTATAAAGGTCCAGTAGCAGGTTACGAAAAAAGTCTCATTCTACTGGAACGCCGTACAGCAATCCAAGAAGGTATTATTCAAAATGAATACAAATCCGCACGGGCAGCGAAAGACTATGCAGCTAATCAAGCAACAATAGACGCAACATTTCGGAACAGACTTAACAACTTAAAGTTAGAAAAAGACTACTTAGAAGCACAATTAACTATACAACGTGAACGTGCGCTTTTGGAAGAAAGCCTTGCTGCAAGGCAGTTGATCTCGCAAAATGCGCAACGTCGTGTAGCCGGGCAAACGGAAATTGATCGCCTTCAAACACAACTTGATTTTCCTTTTGGCGGCGAGCAGCTCGAACGCGATATGCAGATGCTGGACCAGTACACACGTCGTATGGACGAACTAGTTCCTTTACAAGAAAAAATTACCGAACTACAAAAAACTATTAGCGCGGCCACCCAAACACCCGGAATACTTACAGAGAGACAGCTTACACAAAAACAAGCAGAACTTACTGTCCAGCAAGATCAACTACGTCAATTAGAAACTGAGATACACCTTCGAGATCAACTGGAACAACAGTTACTTAGCCAGCAGCAAATCTACGCAAAGTACGGTTTTATCGTAGACGAAGTTTCTAACGCACTTAGCGATTCCATCACAGGGTTAATTACTGGCACAACAACTGTGACAGAAGCTTTTAGTCGCATGTTTGAGAGTATCGGTAAAGCCTTTATTGACATGGCTACCCAGATGCTGGCGCAAAAGCTGTTTATGACAGTGCTAAGCGCTCTGGTTCCTGGTGGTAGCTCGATCGTCCAAGGCGTAGATGTACCGGTAAGCCAGATGCCTACAGGTATGGCTTTTGCCGAAGGTGGTTTTGTTACCGGACCTACCAACGCCTTGATTGGTGAAGGCGGCGAACCGGAATACATTATTCCGGCAAGCAAGATGCGTGCTGCCATGGGACGCTATGCCGGTGGTGCTCGTGGTGCATCCGTTATTCCCGGCAACGGCGAAAGCGGCGGTGGCAGTATGGGAGCAGCGCCTTCCGGCACCATCGACGTGCGCTACAGCATCGAACGCATCAACAACGTGGATTACGTCACCGCCGATCAGTTCCAGCGCGGCATGGCACAGGCTGCCCAGCAAGGCGCAATCCAAGGCGAGCGCCGGGCCATGCGTAGCCTCAAGAACAGTAGTGCGACGCGCCGAGGAGTTGGCATCTAATGGAATACGCCTACGGCCACCTACTGGACATCGGCCCCAGCGGCCAAGCAGCCCAATACCGCTTCCAGAACTACGCGATCAACCAAAACGTAGATGGCTACTTGTTTCTGCCGTTCAGCTTTGGTGGAGCGGTAGCCACACTTCAAGGCGACAACCTTGACGCCACAATTCAATTTGCAAACATTGAAATGACCCGCGCGTGGATTGTTGACGCCCTCGATAACCTATGGGTTGCCAAGGTCACCACGGTGCTCT